CGTCATGGACTGGTATTCGTCGCTGCTGCCTGAAAAGACAAGCGAGACGTTTTCTGATGTGCCGTCAAGGTCGCGCTCGGCCGGCATCAGGCTTTGGCCGTCCCAGAAAAATGCATCCCAGGTGAAGTCGTCCCACCTGGAGACACTCAGCGGTGCCAGGATTGCAGTTGCATCGCCTTGGGGGATATCAATGCTCCCGTAGGCCATGCTGTACCCGATGAAGAAGCTGGCATAGCCTTCGCCGGAAACTTCCACAACGGCCTTGCGCCAGGTCTTCAGTTGGCGCGGAGAACCGAAATGGTTGTAGGCCAGCTCGGCATACCAGTCGATGGGGTCGCCGTCTTGCGAGGTGCCGCTCTCCATTTGGTAAACGTAGCCGTCCGTCGAGCCAAAGAAGATTTCCTCTTGGCCGGTCCCCGCCTCCATGGAGCAGATGCATGCAACCGGATGGGAGAGGCTCATGGGCATCAACCCGGCAACCTTGTTCCCGGCAAACGTCACATACAGAGCGGCGCCACCAGAAAAGAAAATGCGGTACTGGTTTTTCTCGCGCACCACACAAGAGGCTACCGCCGTCGCGCGCACAGACTCAATGAAAGGCCGCACGTTGGCCGACATATCGGCGCTCTGGAAATTGCCGTAGGACTGGCTGGTGCTCATCGGCGTGATGCCGCGGTCGTCCAGGTACACCCCTTGGTAGATGTACTGCATCGTCCACTCAATAGCGCCGGCCTCGGGGTTGAATGTCGTCAGGTTCCAATCGCTGGAACTCGTGCCGTACAGGACAAGCGTGGTGTTGCGCGTGAAGATGGCCAGGGAGTCAGAACTTTGGGCGCCGGGCTGCTGCAGGAAGCCCGTCACGGTTTCGCCGGCCGCCAACTCTGCGGCGCCCAGCACAACGCTCCAGGCGTGGGGATCTCCAATCCCTGAGTGCTGAACCGATGCGCCAAAGCTCAGGAAAAGGTGTTTGCGGTGGACTGCGATGTGCTTTGGCGTGTCCGTGGTCATCCCGGTGTGGATGAAGGAGAACACTGTGCCGTCGAACTCAAACGCCTTGTGCGTGCCGCTGACGCCGTACATTGCCGCAGTGGCCGCGCTGCCGCCAAAGGTGTGCGTGACAAACTCATACCTGCCCGACGGCGCCAGCGTGTTGGCCGTGCTGTTGCCTGCAATCGTCGCCACATTCAGCGAGGCTCCGACGTTCAGGTTCTCAGACTGGAAAGTCCCGGTCTGGCTGGCAAAGATCAGCCGGCCCGCCGCATCGCCTCCCGCCCATGTCCCGCTGGTCAGAATGACCTTGGTGATGACGGCCGTTGCCCCCGACGTGGCTCCGGTGATGGTGTTTCCCACGGAAATCTGGACGGTCCCGCCAGACGTGAAAGCCAGCTCACGGCCCAAAGCCACGGCCGTCCACCCGGAAGACGTGGACTTGTGCAGCACTGCCGCCGTCTCCCCGACGTTGTTCCGGATGGCGTAGGAGACGCCGTTGAACTTCCAGACGCCAAGCACAGCCCCAGCGCCAGGCACCACAGCAATGTCCGCGCGGTACTTGTCGGCCGCCAGGTTCTGGTACGTGGCATTCAGCGCCATCGTGCTTGCCGCGCCGCGCTGGTCTGTGCTGGTTGACGTGGCCACCGGGCTTCCGCCAATGGTCAGCGATTCTCCGCTTTGGAACGTCCCGGCGATCTTGGTCAGGACGAAAGAATTGGAAGTCGCGGCGATGATCACGCCGGTCGCAGAAGATGTGGCACCCGTCAGCGTGTTCCCGAGCGAATAGGAACCCGTGATCGTGGCCGACAAGATGGAGTAGGTTGCATCCGAAGGCTTGGCCCGCCCGTCAAACCGCTCATACCCCTTGGCCGTGGTCAGCGCCCCGGTAGGCCCCACCTCCACGTTCGACGAAGCCCGGCACACCGAAGGCGAGACGCTGATGCTCGGTGACACCTGATCAAGGCCGCCACGGAACGCCCAATAGCGGCTTGTGACCGACGGGATCGGCAGCTGCTTCATGCCAGTGGCCCGCCAATCAGTTGCGCCGGGCGATACGTGCGGGACATCTCTTTCATCATCCGCACGTAGTTTTCCTGGCCGTCGGCATGCACTTCGGCTGCGGCGTTGTAGCGCCCGTACTTCATCATGGCCCGATAGACAATGGCCATGTGGTACTCGCTGGGCATCTCCGGGATGTCGGTGTCTCCAGATAGCTCGGTGGCGGCTTTCATGTACTCGCCATTGACGGTGTACGCCCCATCCGGCACCTGGGCCAGCAGGATTGCACTGTCAGGCGCAATGCTCACGAACCGCGGCGGCCCGTTGGTCTGTGCCCCGGTGTTGTAGCGCCAGTACCAGTCGGTGTAGCTCATCGGGCGCAGATAGGTTTCAGTGCCCTGCCCGGCCGAGGTCTGGTAGATCTTGAACTTGTCCATCAGCCAGCCTCGGAAGTTGGCGATGGCCACTGCGGTCCCGGTATCGGTGCAGTCCGAATAGGTGTAGCGGCCGTCGCCCGAAGTTGTCGCCAACGTGAAACTGGAGCGCATGAAATTCCAGTCGTCGTGCCGCGTCTGGATGTCCATCCACGCCGAATTCACCCACTTGACGATCTGCCCGAGGCGTCCGGTCTGGCTGGTGGTGTCGGTAGGCCCCGTGAGCGAGGCGCTGCACTCCGAGGCCGTGCGCTGGCACAGTTCCAGGAAGTTCATCAGCCAGCCATCCCCAAGGTGGCCTTCAGCCAGTGCTCGCCCATCGGGTTGGCATCGCGGATCACGGCGAAGTCGTAGCGAATCGCGGTGTTCGGATCCATCAGCTTCTGCTTGATGCCGGCGTCATTCACCGCGTCACGCTGGATGTAGGAGGTTTGCTTCAGGTGGGCCAGGCGGTCCACAAAATACCGCTTCACCGTCTTGGTTTCGCCGCGCCGGAAAAGTTCGGTGCGGCCGTTGACCGTCACTTCAAAGACCTGATCGGCGTTCTTGTCGGTCGTGGTGGCAATGCGGACGGTGATGTCCTCATTCATGAAGGCCAGCATTGCCGCCTTTTCGGCGTCAGGCATGCGGTCGGTCACTTGCACCAGCACCGGTTCCCCTGCGCCTTCTTGCGTCGTCCTCTCGGTGTAGCCAATCGGCTTGCCCTCCGTCTCCAGTGCGCCGGAGCGAATAACTGGGTTGTGCTGGGCTTGGCGCGGCGTGTTGGGGATACCTCTGGGCATGGTGATGGTCCTTTTCTGGGGTCAAAGAAAAAGGGGGCCGAAGCCCCCTTGCTGCTGATTGGCCCTGATCAAGAGGCCGTGGTGATGGTGATGGCGTCGAACACGCTGCATGCACCCTGAGCAAACCAGTTGGTGCCGTCGCTGATCATCCGCACGCGGTCGCCGGCCACAGCCTTTGCATCGACAAAGCTGATGGTGTCGCCGCCGCTGGTTTCCAGGTCGGCATCGGTCGCGCTGTTCACGTCGCTGGTCAGGATGTGGCCTTTGATGATGTTGGCGCTGCCGCTGGTGACAACGGTATAGCTGGCGCCAGAAGGCGCGGCCGTCACAATGAACTCGAAGTTCAGGCCCGCAGCCGGAGCCGGGAGCGTGGTCACGAACTCGGTGGAAGAATTCAGGAACAGCGTCATCCCGGATTCCGATGCCTTGAGCGTTCGCGTGGCCGTGACGGTTTCAGTGTCGAAGCGCACGTTCTGCTCGGTGCCATTGGCGCGCGTGATCTTGAGCTGTGCAGCCTTGCCAAGTTTGAACTCGGCATCAACACGCAATTTGGAGACTTTTTGGTCAAGCATGGTGGTTTCCTTGGTGAAGCGGCCCGGGTTTCCCCGGGCCTTGGGATTACGAGGTCTGCGGACGATCCGGCAGAACCAGCACGTTCGTGATCGAGTTGGTGAACCCGGTCGCGTTCCAGTTGCTGGAGCCAAAGGTCAACGTCCCCGCAGCACTGGAGGCCTTGAGGATCTGGTAGGCAAACGGCGTGAAGGTGTCTGGGATGGCCGGGAAGTCGGGCGGAACCTTGAAGGCAGTGCCGTCCCAATCGACGATGGGGCCAGCCAGCACCTTGACGGTGCCGCCGTCAATCAATCCCCAGACCACACAGCGCGCCTTGCTGGCCGTCAACGTGATGGCGTTGCCGCTCACGTAGTCGGTCGTCGGGGTCACACCGTCAGTCACGGCGGTCTTGGTAGCGGCCTTGCCGTTGATGCAGTAGGTGATCGTCACCGTCGTGTCATAGACGGTTTCGGCGCCCGTGGCAGTCAGCAGGCCAGACGAGGTGCAGAAGTTGCTTCCGCGCAGTTTGAAGTTTTCCATGATGGTGTTTCCTTGGTGGTTGACGGGCGAGTTACCCCGCCCGCCTGGGTTTACAGA